TCGATCAGTCAGGTAAACTACTAGAGGAGGTTGAGGAGCTCCGAGCTGACATTCGGCACAACATGGATGCTAAACTTGATTCCAAGTACTACCGTGAGGTTGATTTGCGTGATGAACTAGGCGACTGCCTGGTCGTGCTGGTCAACATCGCAGTGCGCAACAACTTCTCACTGTATGAGGCGCTGGAGTACAGCTTCGGTAAGATCAAGAACCGTAAGGGCAAGATGATTGACGGCCTATTTGTAAAAGAGGAGGATCTCTGATGATAGAATGTCCGTGCATCATGATGGTAGGCAAGCAGCGAGCGGTAATCGACCTTGCCGATATTTACATGGTTATGGAAAGACCTGGCGGGAAATCCTGCGACATCTACACCTCAATTTTTCCTGAGGGACTGACAGTCGATCACGAACTAGAATCAATTATGACAACAATCGAGGAGATTGCAGATGGAAAAAATGGTGATGATTCCAACGAATGCAGTGCTGATAACAGCGACAGTGAGTGCGCTGGGGCTGGTGGCTGACTTATTCATTAGCGGAGCGGCAGTTGCAGCGGTATGTATCACCGCGTTGTTATCAGTATTTATGCTGTACAATGGCTATGAGGTTAAGATGCACAAGCTGAACGCCATGACCACAGAGGAGATGGAGGAGATCATAAACGACATGAATGAGGAGCTGCGCCGTATCATAGGAGATAGCGATGAGTGATTACTGCGAGTTCTGCGGTTATGGGTGGGGACACCACCCTGATTGCATTGAGGGTCTTGCGGTAGCCTCAGATGCCGCCATAAAGCGTTTCTATGAGCAAGGGGTGCCAATGGGTGGACTGTCAGCAAGGGCTCGTATGGAGCGATCTGAGGCCTCTGAGAGGCAGGTGGGAGGGAATCATTACACTAAGATGGTTATCACTCCCAGGGAGTACGGGATAGCCAACGAATTGGACTGGGATCAGATCAACGTGGTTAAGTATGTGTCCAGGCATCATGATAAAAACGGCCTTGAGGACCTGGAGAAGGCCAAGCACTACATCGACCTGATAATCGAGAGGTATTATTTGTGACAGAGCAGGCCGAGTATATGCTGGAAGAATGGGGCGTATGGGCCTTTGAGGATCGAGGCGTAAGGATGGGTTACGGCAGCAACATCCTGTCCGGGCCGAGCCATAAGCGCTCGTCGCTGATAACCGACAAAGAGGCCGAGCTAATTGACCAGGCGGTAACAGAGCTGGTTAAGTACGACCGGCAGTGCGGGGACATACTCGCCAGTCACTACCTCGGTATGCCGATATCAATGGTGTGCGATCATTATGGGGTTGCCAGGAAGACTGTGTACACCAAGCTGTCGATAGGCAGGGCCTTCGTTCAGGGCTATGTAACTTGCAATTATAAGCGTTGACTGGTGTGCACATATAACGATAAAATGTATGTATAGTGGGAAAACACCCTCTTATTGAATAACAAGGCTGGGCGCAATGCAGAGCCAACTTAGGACCGTTATAGTTACCCACTCGCCCCTCACGTAGGGGCTTTTTTTTTGTTTTGAGGAATTGGAATGGAAGCCGATCCTAAAGAATTGGAGCTAGAGCCGCGCATTCGGCACATGGAGCGCGAGATGGCTTCTCTTTCAGCGTTGCTTACCAGGAATACAGAAATAGTCGATGACATAAGAAATAGCCTGAATCGCCCGGTCAACTGGCCGAGCTGGATTGGCGCCTCAATAGGCGTGGCGTCGCTTCTCAGCGGTTTACTGTACACGGCGTTTATTCAGCCTGTGTCGCTTAGGGTAGAGTTTCAGCAGGATATGATAGAAAGCCTGGAAATCAGGTATGCAGAAATAGACAGGCGTTTAGATGCAAGCAAAGAGCTGCTGATAGGCCTTTCAAAAAGGAGTGCTTCGGATGCTGGTACCGTTAATAGCAGCGATAGGTGAGCTACTAAAGGAATACTTTGTCACCAAGCGCGAGGAGTCTAAAGCGATACACGACGTAAAGATGCGTCACATGGCTAACGTCCAGGAATGGGATTTAACCATGGCGGAGGCCACCAAGACGTCATGGAAAGATGAGTGGTTTGTAATCCTGCTATCGCTACCGCTGATTGGTGCATTTACCGGCTATGAGCAGGAGGTGTATCGAGGCTTTCGAGTCTTAGATGGTATGCCGGATTACTACAAAGGCCTGCTGGCAGCAGCGGTCGCAACGTCGTTTGGCATGAAGTCTCTCGCGGGGATGTGGAAGAAATGAGTTATTTTGAATTAGGCGAGTTCGCTTGCAAGTGCAAATGTGGGCTAAACAATACAAAGCCTGGCCTGATACTAAAGCTAAACGAGGCCCGGTCTATTGCCGGCATCCCTTTTAAGATTACCAGCGGGTCCAGGTGCGGATCACATAACCAGGCGGTGGGCGGCTCTCAATCTTCCAGCCACCTGTATGGCACGGCAGTAGACATCTCGTGCGCTAAGCCATCGGACAGGTACAAGATAGTCACAGCGTTGCTTGAGGCCGGGTTTACTCGTATAGGGGTGGCAAACAGCTTCATACACGTGGACATAGACGACAAGAAGGTACAGGAGGTCATCTGGACTTATGGCGGGTAAAGGATCAAGGCAGAGGCCTACAGATAAGGCTAAGTACGAGTCTAACTGGGACCGTATATTCAGCAAGCCCTCTCAGAAGCCCCAGGAGCCCGTCTCAGGCAAATCAGAGACAAAGTAGGGTGATGGCATAGGGTTGCTCTAATCGCTCTCACAGAGCCTTACAGCAACGCATAAGGCGCTTCGCTCAAGTAAAGCAACTAATAAGTGTGTATTAACGTACATAAAGTGTACTAAAACGATTATTTAACGCGCACAAAAAAGGGGCTTATCGCCCCTCATTTTTCCGGTCTTGTATTTCTAGCTGCAGCAGGTATATGTCGTCCGATATCTCCGCCATGTTGTCCGGGTCATCGTAGCACCTTTGCAGCTCGCGCCTCATTGAGCTCAAAAGATCTTCCAGTTCCTGCAGGCTTTGCTTTCTCATAATCCACTCTCCTTAAACAATTCTTCGCGAGCCTCATAGAGCAGCTCCTCGTCGTGATCCCACAGAAACTCAATGTACCGGATGGCGTCAGCATCACCTGACTCAGCCTCTGTGATGCGAGCGATAACATACTCGATTGAGTGGTTGCGGTCTACGTTGAGGTTCAATTCGGTCATGTCAATCTCCTTATGCGTAAGCCAATGATGGCTCAACCTTGTAAGTGAAGTTGTCCCATGCAGCGTTAGCATACATGGTCTTGTCTGCGTCTACCCAGCGAGCACCCTTGAGGTTGTCGCACAGCCAAACTTCCATGAGGTCGCCTGTTTTGCGGCACTCGATGTTAACCAGGATGTCGTCTGAGCCCATCTCGCCTTCGTCCATAAGATCCATAACGTCATCGGCTTCTGCTAAGTCGCTCTCGACCCACAGGCTCCAATCGTCACCCTCGATGTGAACCAAGTCGCCGTCGATGTTCTTAACGAAGTTGCCGCCGATGTACTGCTTGATAGTGAATTCGATCATGATGTTGCTCCAAGTAAGTAGTTGATGAGTTAACTCTACAGGGGTAAAACACCCCCGTCAACAAGTTTTTTTAAATAATTTTTCTGTGTTTAGCAAGACATTATGGACCTTCTTCCACTCGTCATATGAGCGCATAGCATTCTCGATGCACTCCTCGCGTCTAAAGGTCATGCTGTTGCGATCTTCGCGGGCAGCATCAAACCAAAACTTAACTCGCTCGCGATAAGATACTCTGGCTGAGATAAGCGCGCCGATGACTACTACGTAAGTGCTGATTTCCATGTTGTATCTCCTAGTGGGTGGCGCTTGATTGCTGCCGATGAGTTAACTCTACGCATGAACATGAATGTACGCAACCCCCTAATACAAAATAAATAGTAAATAATTAACATTTTTTATACAACGGTGATAGAGATGCAGAGAGGCAGACCAAGCGACTACGTTCCTGGGTACTGTGAGGTGCTAGTAGACATCATGAGCGAGGGCAAATCCCTTGCAGCGGTGGCTAAGGCTATAGGCGTTACACGTAAGACGCTATACGACTGGGCAGCAAAGCACGATGAGTTCGCAGATGCTATTGAGGCGGGTAAGGATATGTCTCTAGCGTTCTGGGAAGACCAGGCGATGGATGTGGCGTTCGGCGTTAACTCCGGCAATGCATCGGTGCTTAACTTCCAGATGAAGAACCGGTTTCGGTCAGACTACCAAGACACGATTGATAACAGGATCTCTGGCGGTGATGGCCCGGCAGTGCAGTCAGAGCACACCATCAAGTTCGTTATGCCAGACCATGCAGATGATTAGCTTTATCTGGTATCTCATCATACGGCTCATAAAGCCGTGGGACGACGATTAACCCACACCCCTATGTTATTGCATATGGTTCACTAAAAGCCCGTAGAGAGCGTTCTGGGGCTTCTGAGGGCACATGATAGAGACACCCTACGCATTCAGAGAGTTATACCAGCCATCACGGTACAAGGTTTACTGGGGAGGACGCGGTAGCGGTAAGTCAACGGCATTCGCCGATGCGCTACTCACCCTGGCAAGCACCAGGCAGATCCGAGTGCTATGTACCCGTGAGAAGCAGAACAGTATCAAGGAGTCGGTACACGCCTTGCTGGTGTCGCAGATACAGCGGCACGGGCTATCCGGGTTCGAGATAACCAACTCTGAGATCCGCCACGTCAACGGCAGCAAGTTCTTCTTCATGGGGCTGTGGAATAACATTGACAGCATCAAGTCGGTGGACGGCGTTGATATCTGCTGGATCGAGGAAGCTAACACCGTATCCGATATGTCATGGCAGAAGCTGATACCTACCATCCGTAAGCCAGGCTCCGAGATCTGGGCATCGTTTAACCCGGAGCTGAAGACAGACGCCTGTTACCAGCGGTTCGTACTACAGCCACCAGATAACGCTGTGGTGCGTCAGGTATCATGGCGCGACAACCCCTGGTTCACCGATGAGCTAAAGGCTGAGATGGATCACCTGCAGCGTATTGATGAAGACCTTTACAAGCACGTATGGGAAGGCGAGCTCAAGTCCTTTGCCGACGGTGCGGTATACGCCAAGCAGTTAAAGAAGGCTCGAGATGAGGGCAGGATCTGTTCTGTCCCATATCAGCCGGCTGCTGAGGTTCACACATTCTGGGACTTGGGACGCAATGACAGCACAGCGATATGGTTCATGCAGGAGATTGGTCGAGAGCATCACTTCATCGATTACTACGAAGCCAGCATGGTTGACCTTGATCACTACATACGGATCATTAAAGATCGCCCGTATAACTATGGCACTCACTACCTACCGCATGACGTTGTTGTCACTGAGCTATCAAGCAACCGAGGGAGTCGCAAGGACATTCTTGAGTCTGGTGGCGTGAGACCCATCAAGGTGGTTACCCGCATCCCCAGCATTAACGAGGGGCTTGAGAAGACCAGACAATCGTTCTACCAGTGCTGGTTTGATGAGAAGAATTGCGAGCGCGGCCTAGATGCCCTGGCGAACTACCAATACAAATTCAGCGAGGAAGCTAACACCTACGGCCTCGCACCATTACACAACTGGGCCAGTAACGGCTCCGATGCCTTTAGGCAATACGCTCAGGGCTACAAGTCGCGTCGAGAGGTTGACTTCTCGGCATACCAACCCAATCAGAGGTTCTTTGAATAATGCAGCTAATCAAGGTGCTAGAAAATCAGGTGCAGGAGTCAGACAGCAGTCTGTTTGAGGTCCGCGACCAAATGGAGCGCAACCTTCGATACTACTCGCTCGAGCCATTAGGCAATGAGCAGCAGGGTCGATCGCACTACGTGTCGCCAGACGTGCACGACTACGTCGAGTCAAAGAAGGCCCTGTTCAGCCAGACATTCCTGTCTAACCGGCAGGTGGTCAAGTTCACCGCTGGTGGATCAACGCCCCCTGGTGAGGCTGAGGCTAAGACCGCATACGTCAACAAGGCGCTAAACAGTGCAGGCAAGGAGCAGATGTTTCACGACCTGTGGCACGATGCGTTCTTGTCTAAGCGTTGTGTGCTCATGGTTCAGTGGGTAGACGATACCGATGAGGAAACCATCACGGTTGACATGATCCCCCAAGAAATGCTCATGGCGCAGCTTGGCCAGGACCCATCTGTCATTGACGTAGATACCAGCCAGGCATCGATCACCCAGGTGCCATCAGTCGGACCTGACGGCATCCCTCGAGCATCTGTGGCGCTGTCCGGCGAGATCACCATAGTCAAGCAGGCAGGTGACTTTGAGTTCACTGTGTGCCGTCCTGAGAGCTACTACAGAGATCCCCTGGCATCTAGCCTGAAGGATGCTATGTGGGCAACGTACCAAGACGAGATACCCAAAGGGACACTGATCCGCAGCGGTTACGACCGTGACCAGATCATGGACCTTAACGGTGAGCGCAAGTACAGCCCGGACAACGTGCAGGTATCTCGCGATGCAGGCAACAGCTCATGGACGTCTACTCGAGGCACCAACCGAACGGATGACCAGGAGACAGCCACCGTCTATAAGACGTGGACCTGGATAAATATGTCAGAGATCGGCGCTGAGTTCGGTGAGTTCCCAGACGAGACCCTGATGTATGAGATTCACTGGTCTGAGAATGAGATCCTCAAGTGGTCCGACGGCTCGTTCGCTATTCGCGAGCAAGACAAGATGCCCTTCTTTGAGTGGTCAGAGCTACGCATCAGTCACACCGCCAACGGTATGTGTGGCGCCGACGTTGTATCTCATAGCCAGAAGGTTAACTCAGTTCTCAAGCGGGCGATTATTGATAACCAGAACATCCGCAATAACTCGCGCTTCGAGGCTGTGCATGACCTGATCCTCAACCCACGAGACCTGATCGACAACACTACCGGCGGTGTCATCTTCACCGAGCAGATCGGCGCAGTGCAGGCATTACCATCTCCTGAGCTGTCACCAGTGACGTTCAATGTGTTACAGATGATGCAGCAGGACACCGAGGCACGATCCGGTCTGTCATCCCTCACCAAGGGCATGAACACGGCGGTGCTTGAGAACCAAAACGCCAAGGACATGGTTGAGCGCCTAACTAACAGCGCATCATCACGACCCACCGCTGACGCAAGATCATTTGCTCAGACGTTCTTGATTCCGTTGTTCAAGTACATCGTCAAGTGCGCCAAGAAGTACGACCAGTCACAGGATCAGACAGAGGCCTCAGGCCAGATGATCCCAGTGATCCCGGCAAGCTGGACCGGTGACTACGACGAGATGGATGGCTCAAGAT